CGATCATTGTTCAAAGATACGATAGGAATAATGTCGTGACATAATACTTCTACCCTGCTTCCAGGACGAAAGGTAAAACCAGCTTTCATAATTTCTGTGCATTTTAATGCTCTTGCTAGTTCATACTCAAGGCGCATTTTTTGTTCGTGTCGGTTAGCTATTTGTTTGCACAGTTCTATCATACTACCGTCTAGCGGTACCATAAAGTTAAGCTGTGCACCGTAGTTATTAGAACGGACGTATCCGTCAGATTCATATGGTATTGTATCGTTGCCCATATAAAATGGGCTGAACGTCATTGTAGCTCCGTTACACGAATTATTAGCACCAAATATCTGTCTACTTGGTGCACCATTGTTTTGAAATTGCACTGCTTGGTTAGTCACGTTACCGGTGGCAGCAGCTACAGGATTAGAAGTATTTTGTACCTCAGGCTCTGCAAATGCAGGTGTTACTGCGAGAAGATAGAGAGCGAGGTAGTGGTAGAAGTGGAGTCGATGCTTTCTGTGATGTCGATTGTTTCCACGATTCCTGCATCGCGTGTTGTGATCTCTAGTGACCATGGGTCTCCAGCGGTGGTAACTGAAAAGGTTGTTGAATCCCCAGCAATATCGGAGCTGGGCGTTACATTACTGCCAGACCAGCTCGAATAATCACCTCCATACACCTCCGTTTCAATAGTACGTTCGATGTCGATGGTAGTAGTTGTAGTGGATTGCATTGACCCCTGGGTAAACTGCGGGGT